TCAATCGCCATTGTGGCGCATGGTACAAGCAAGAATAAAGCTAAACAATTAGTAGGAGAATTAATCTAATGACATTGATTGCAAACTATCCAAGCAAGAAAGCATGCAAGGAAAGCATAGGCCAGCCACATAAGTATATTGAGACAAGCATATTTGGCGCAGAGTATACGCCCAACGGGACTCTGACAGTAGCCAACCGCCCACATATAACCCACAACGGGCGGGAATGGTTTGGACAAGTAACAATGCGCAATGGGTTAATCGCTAAGGTTACCTAATACAGTTTCAACATGACGACTCCCCAACTGGACTCTGGCTTAGGCTGGAGTCTTTTTTATTGTTGCTCAATGGTTTAGATTATCCGTTATTGCGAATGATTATCATTATCAGCTAGGTTATTACTTGCGAACGGTTATCAATAAGCCTGCCGATTCGCCCTCCAAGCGCTAGATTTTTCTTTTTGTCAACCCTAGATCACGTTTTGTTTCAGTTTTGTAACATTAGATCACATTTTTATACTGGGGGGTTGACATTCGTTGGGACCCTCTGTAAAATACGCAGGTGATTCGGTGGGGGTCTGTTTCCACCCCTATCTATAACATAAGAAAATACCTTTCGAGGGGTGTGTTACAACCAGAGGTAGACATGCGCTACCTTCTAGAGTCAACTACACAAAAAAAAGAATCGTTAGTAATCAACAACATATAAAATAGTTTAAATACTTGTGTTGACTTATGGGTAAAAAAGTCCCTATAGTATAGTAGGAGCTATACTTAAGTATATACTTAAGATTCCTATCCTTTCAGTTTATATATACTTAATAGAATAAGAGACTTAAGTTTATACTTAAGTATAGGTAACATGAGCATCCACGATAAGATCCCCTATAGTGAAGTGATAGCCAAGAAGGTTAGAGAAGGTATTCGTAGTGGAGTATCTGTTAAAGATATTTTGTCGTCTATCCAGAAGTATCAGAATGCCCCCTCAAGTACAGCTACCTTCTATAAACTATATGGTGAGGACATAGCTGAAGAGAAGGCTTCTATTGTAGGTGCTGTAGGTTCTGTAGTTGTACAGCAAGCATTAGATGGTGACTTCAAGTCTCAGGAACTCTTTCTTCGTAGTAAGGGAGGATGGAGTCCTACATCTACAGTTAATGAGGTGGATCAAGTTGAAGACCCCGATGTAGATGAGTCAGCTATAGACTCCTTGATGACCTTATTAGGTAAGACCCGCACAGATGATAACAGCCCAGACTCTTAGAGACTTACCAGATTCTGATGTAGCTGCACTATTACAAGAACTAGGCCCCAAGAAGACTGAAGAGTTACAACACAACTGGGAATTTTGGGCTAGACCTGAACAGTTAGAGCCAGAGGGTATATGGAATGTTTGGGTTGCACTTGCTGGTCGTGGCTGGGGTAAAACCCGTGCAGGTTCCGAATGGGTCAGACACAGGATCAAGAAGGGCGATAAGATTGTCCACTGTGTTGCACCTACTAAAGGTGATGTTCGCAGGGTTATGGTTGAGGGTGACTCAGGGTTACTGAATGTTTGTTGGAAGAGTGACAAGACCTACAGAGGTAAACATATCGGTTATCCCGTATGGAGTCCCACCAATAACACCCTCACATGGGAAAACGGATCTAAAGCAGTATTCTTCTCCGCTGAAGACCCAGAGAGATTACGTGGGCCACAAGCCTACTCAGCATGGACGGATGAACTCTGTGCATGGAGAAATGCCCAAGAAACTTGGGATATGCTACAGTTTGGTTTACGTTTAGGTAAGCGTCCTCAAGTATTCGTAACGACGACACCTAAGACAACCAAACTGATACGCACAATACTAGACGATGATAAGACTACCATTAGCAAAGGGAGTACCTATGATAATGCAGCCAATCTAGCAGATACCTTCTTAGACGCAGTAAAGAAGACTTATGAGGGAACAAGGTTAGGTAGACAAGAATTATATGCTGAAATACTTGATGAAGCATCTGGCGCATTATGGAATAGACAACAACTTGCTAAGTGTGAGATAGACAAGGATGACGTACCATCTCTTAATAGGGTGGTTATTTCTATCGATCCAGCTATTACGTCAAATGCAGAAAGTGACATGACTGGTATTGTAGTTGCTGGTGTAGATGTCAACGGAATAGCTTACGTCTTAGAAGATCACACAGGTAGATATACTCCTCAACAGTGGGCATCCAAAGCTGTAGAACTCTATAGAGAACACATGGCTGATAGGATTGTAGCTGAAAGAAACCAAGGTGGCGATATGGTTCGTCACACATTACACACAGAAGATGAAACTGTCCCAGTAAAGCTCGTCCATGCATCCAGAGGGAAGATGGCACGGGCTGAACCAGTATCTGCACTATATGAACAGGATAAGGTTAGACACGTAAGAGGACTTAACGACTTAGAAGATCAGATGGTACAGTGGGAACCTCTAGGGTCCATAGGCTCACCAGACCGTCTTGATGCTTTAGTTTGGGCTATAACGGACCTCTCATTAAATGGCTACGCAAAACCTACGCTGAAGCTGGCGTACAGTAGCGCCAAAGGATTAAGGTAATGGTTAAGAAGCTCTCAGAAACAGAGGCCAAGAAGATATTAGGTGTAGCTGGTGATAACACCTACAATGGTCAGATACGGGCTGATGAGTTTCTACCTGAGTTGCGTGGCAAGAAAGCCATACGCAAGTACCGTGAGATGAGAGATAACGACAGTACTATTGGTGCTGTTATGTACGCTACTGAACAAGTCCTTCGTGATGTTGATTTAAAGGTGATGCCAGCCAATGATAGTGCAGAAGCTAAAGAAGAAGCTGAGTTCGTTAAGTCTGTACTTGATGATATGGACCATACCCTTGATGACCATATTGCTGAGTCCTTATCGAATTTGTCGTATGGCTTTGCGTGGTTTGAAGTCATCTATAAAAGACGTAATGGCCCTACTGAAAGAAGTGATAAGAAGCGTTCTAAGTACACTGATGGACGTATGGGTGTACGGAAGATTGCTATTCGTGCGCCTTGGACAATCTCTAGGTTTGATGTAGATCAGCAGACTGGTGATGTTAAAGGTATTTATCAGGACGGGTCGGGCTATAACAACTCTAATTATATACCTACTCGTAAAAGTCTGTACTACCGCACGACAACGATTAATGGTGACCCTGCTGGCCGCTCTATACTTCGCAATGCTTATACTTCTTATGAATATGTCAATAACCTACAGTCTATTGAGGCTATAGCAGTTGAGAGGGAACTTGCTGGTATCCCTGTTGCTCGTATTCCTGCTGAGTACTTGTCAGGGGATGCAACAGCCGCACAATCTGGATTTGTCAATAACCTGCAATCTATTCTCAGGGATGTCAAGTTCAATGAGCAAGGATACATTATTCTGCCTTCCGACACCTATCCCGATAAAGACGGAGCGCCTACCAACCAGAAACTGGTAGATGTTGAGCTTATGTCTTCTAGTGGTAGTCGTAATATTGACATTGACCCTATTGTAAGACGTTACCAGCACGATATTGCTCGTAGTGTCCTTTCTGAGTTTCTTATGCTTGGTGGTGGTAATACTGGCTCTTACGCCCTCTCCAAGAGTAAGACAGACCTGTTCCTTCGTGCATTAGAGAGTTATATCCAAGCTATTGTTGATGTCCTTAACAAACAGCTTGTCGAGCGCCTCTGGGAGTTGAACGGTCTGAACTATGACCTGATGCCAACTATTGTAGCTGGTGATGTAGCTCCACATGACCTACGTGAGATTGCAGCATTCCTACGGAACCTCAACGGCGCAGACATCAACGTAAGTGATCATCCAGAGGTTATACAGGATCTGATGGATATAGCTGAACTAAGGTATGATGCAGAAGCCAAGCCTGTAACACAAGAGGAGCCAGAAGATGCCCAGTCTTAATAACAGAGTTTTTGACAATGGGTTATCTGTACTTGATACTGAAGCCTCTCGTATAGACCTAACCTCTCAGGAAGCTACAACATACACTGAGGCTACCTCTGCTTATACATTAGGTAACTCCACTAGCCTGAGTATTGCAGCCCCCTCAGACAGATCAGGTGGTGGTCGTGAGGTTGTAGTTGCAGCCATATCCGATGGATCAGTGACAGGTAACGGTACAGCTACTCATTATGCTATTGTTGATGTATCTAACACTAGACTATTAGCCACAGGGTCTTTGACAGCTAGTCAGGTTGTAGCATCAGGTAACACATTCTCTTTAGGGTCATTTACTATCGGTATCCCTGATCCTGCATAATAGAGGTCATGCAAAATGACAAGCAGGGTACTACAGGAAAACACTGACTTAATACTCACTCAGTCAAGCGAACCGTTAATTAATGACAACTTTATTGGTGCGAATGGATTTAGTACAGCTAGTCCTCAAATAGCATCAACAGCAATAGCTCAGATACATGCCTTAACTTCTGTATCTATAGTTACCCAAGATCCTGTAGTTTCATCTACAGCAATAACCCAAGAACACGACTTATCAGCTTTAGGATTTACAACTGGTAATCCTGTAGCCAATCAAGCGGCACTAACTCAAGAACACGGCTTAACAGCATCAGGGTTTAGCACAGGTTCTCCTGTAGTCTCAGATGCTACAATGACAGAAGATGAGAGCTTCTCTACCTCACCTGTCGTTACTGGCACACCCTCTGTAGGTTCAACTACTATAAGCCAGAACCACTCTTTAGTAACTGATGGCGTACTAACTGGAAGACCTGACGTAGACGATGCAACAGACCCTAATACACTTTTTGAACAGGTAGAACAGAAAATGCTTGGTGGTTGGCCTAAACGCCTATTTGAACATACAGATCTAGCAATCGCTAGAGGTTTTACTAAAGGTCACAGAGCTTTATACAAGTTTGGGTACAACCCAGATGTAAATGGTGAGGAAGAGACTGTTTGGGCGCAGGGTGGAAATATGACCTACCCTACAAGTGCCGTTACAATGTTTGTCAGTAGCACAAGCGCAAATGATGCTAATGGTGGCACAGGTGCTAACAGTATTCTCATACAAGGGTTAGATGAGAACTACGATGAAATAGAAGAGACAGTTTTTCTTAATGGTCAAACTCAAGTTGCTACTCAACTTGCATACTTAAGAGTGTATAGGGCTTTTGTTACTTTAGCTGGTACAGGTGGAACTTCTGGCGGTACAATTTATGTAGGGTCATCTGGTGCTACGGGTGGTGTACCAAATACTACAGTTTATGCCAATTTAAGTTTTGGTAATCAGACCCAGATAGCTGCTTACACTGTTCCTGCTGGTTACACCCTATATGTAGATGACATTAACTTTACTGCCGCACTCAGCCAAGCAAATAAAACTGCAACTTGTAGCTTTGTCAGTCGCACATTCGGTTCAAACGTGTTCAGAACTAGACTTATTAATGTCCTACAGAGCAATCAATTAATTGCAAAGTTTGAGTACCCGCAACCTTTTACAGAGAAGACGGACTTAGAGTGTAGAGTTATAACTAATACAACTAATAACGCAATAGGGGCTTCCTTCCAAGGTGTCCTAGTCAAGAATACAGCTTAAGGTTATAAGATGCCAAAGACAGCCCTAAAGAACAAGATGGAAGCTCATAACAAGAAGTCTAAGCATAAGGTAACTATGCGTATGCTTGAGGCAGTCTATGACAGAGGTGTAGGTGCATACCGTACAAACCCATCTTCAGTACGTCCTAATGTTACTGGCCCTGAGCAGTGGGCAATGGCTAGAGTAAATAGCTTCCTTAAGATTGTCACGGGGGCTAAGAAAGCTAATCACG